TCTACCCGGAAGCCTTCACGCTCGCCACCGCCGACCTCGAAATGCCGACTTCCGGCGTGGTCGAATCGGCGCGCGCGGAGTTCGACGGGTGCGCGATGCGGATGATCACCGCGTACGACGTGATGAGTGACAACCTGATCACACGTCTCGACGTGTTGTACGGCTTCGCAGCGATCCGGCCGGAATGGGCCTCGATCGTGGCGGACGTGCTGTAACGAGTCTCCTCCGGGGCTGTGCTTGGGGCCGGGGGAACCCGGCTCCCTTTTTGGGAGTTGCAATGCGTGCATCCTTCATCCCGCCGAACCAGAACGGTCGCAATTTCACCGCGCCGTATGTCTTCGTCGAATATCCGAAACACGTGACGCTGGCCGATGGCTCGGTGATCACCGTGAACAACGCCGACGAGGAAGCTGCGGCGACCGCGAAGGACGAACCGGCCGACGAGCGCGCCACGCTGCTCGAACAGGCTCGCGGGCTTGGGCTTTCCCCGCATCCGCTCACCGGCGTCGCCAAGCTTCGCGAAGCCATTGCTGCGGCGCAGGCGTAGTCATGACCAGTCCCATTCCGCAGACCCCGCGCGACCTGATCAATCTCGCGCTGAAGACGGCCAACGTCCTCGGCGTGGGTCAGACCGCGGCTGCGGAGGACATCAACGACTGCTTCAACCTGCTCAACATGCTGATGGCGCAGCTGCAGCGCCGTCGGTACATGATCTACGAGCTTGTCACGGTCTCGAAGCAGGGCACCGGCGCGCTGTCCTATACGGTCGGCCCGGGCTGCGATTTCGACATGCCGCGGCCGGCAAAGCTGGAATCGGCGTTCTTCCGCCAGAACCAGAACACGCCGCTGCCGGTCGATTACCCGCTTGAGATTCTTCGCGCACGCGAGGACTACAACCGGATATCGATCAAGAACCTGAATTCCTTCCCGCGCTATGCGTTCTACGACGCGGCGTATCCGATCGGCAACGTCTTCATCTGGCCGCTACCCAGCAACCAGTACGAGATTTTCCTGACCGTGATGCAGCAGCTGCAGCAGTTCCAGAACCTGAGCGATGCGATCGCGCTCCCGCCTGAATACAGCGCGGCGCTGATGTGGAACCTGACGCTCGAGCTGTATCCGTTCTACGGCCTGCCGGTCAGCCCCGTTGCCGAGAAGAAGGCCGCGGCGTCGCTGTCGATCATCGAGGAAGTGAACGCGCAAATCCCGCGCCTGCAGATGCCGATCGCACTGCAGGGCAATAACACGGGCACGTACAACATCTACGGCGACTTCTACATCGGGAGTTCGCCGTAATGGCCAAGTTCCCGCTCATCACCGGCGCTTACTCTGCCAAGAGCCTTGTCGCGGAGGCGCAGCGGTGCGTGAACCTGTATGCCGAGCAGAACCCGAAGGATTCCCCGTTCCCGTTCACCTATTACCCGACTCCAGGCCTGACGCTGAAGGCTACGGCTGCCCCGACATTCGGCAATGGCTGGCGCGGCCTGTGGTTCGCATCGAACGGCACGTTGTACGGCGTGTGTGGGTCGTCGGTGTTCTCGATCGACTCGACGTTCAAGCTGACGAACCTGGGCGACATGGCGACGGACAGCGGCCCGGTGGCGATGGTGGACAACGCGAACTTCGTGGTGATCGTCGACGGCACGACCGCCGGCTATTCGATCGACCTGACCGACAACACGTTCGCGGTGATCACCGATGCGGCGTTCGCCGGCGGCAATACGGTCGATTTCGTGGACGGCTTCCTCGTCCTGAACATGCCGGGCACGCGCGAGTGGTACATCTCGCTGAACGATGAAGTGTCGTTCGACGCGACCGACTTCGCTTCGAAGTCCGGTTTCTCCGACACGCTGGTCGGGGTCGCGGTCACGAAGCGCTACATCTACCTGATGGGCGCGGAGACCACCGAAGTGTGGTTCAACGCGGGCGATACCACTTTCCCGTTCGAACGGTTGCCGGGCGTTTTCATGCAGCACGGGTGCGCGGCCGCGGCGTCGATTGCGCAGATGGATGGCGAAATCTACTGGCTCGCGCAGTCGCAGCAGGGCAACTGCTACGTGAACCGCAGCAGCCAGTTCAACGCAACGCAGATTTCGACGTTCGCGCTCGATAACGAACTCGCGACATACCCGCGCATCGACGACGCGATCGGCTTCACGTACCAGATCGAAGGTCACTTTTTCTACGTGCTGACCTTCCCGACCGCCGACAAGACCTGGCAGTACGACCTGTCGACGCAGCAATGGAACGAACTGAACTGGGTGGATGCGGACGGCGGGCTGCACCGTCATCGCGCGGGGGCCTATGCCTCGGCATATGGCATGCCGATCGTCGGCGATTGGGAGAACGGCAACCTGTATCTGTGGGACGTCGCGAACCATACCGACAACGGTAATCCGATCCCGTACATCCGTTCGTTCATGCACAGCGTGGACGACAACAGCGACCGCATGCGCTATCGCGAGTTCATCGCGAACATGGAAGTCGGCAACGGTACGGGCACCTACGATCCAGTCCCGGTATTCCTGCGCTGGAGCGACACGCGCGGCAAATCGTGGGGCAACGCGATCAGCATCAGCCTCGGCATGGAAGGCGAATACATCACGTCGTTGCAGTATCAGCGGCTTGGCATGGCGCGCGATCGCGTGTTCGAACTGTCATGGTCGGCGCCGGTGAAAACCGCGCTGCTCGGTGCGTGGGTGCAAGCGGAGTCGAACAACCAATGAGCACGCCGCCGACCTCCACCATTCAGACCGATGTGCCGCTGGTCAACGTGCCGTTCGTCGACCCGAAGACTGGCGTCGTCACCGAAACGTGGTTCCTGTTCCTGATCCAGTTGTGGCGGCGCACGGGCGGCGGCAGCGGGCAACCGCCGGAGTCGCTGACGATTGATGACGTGCTTGCGCTGGAAACCGTGTACTCGCTTCAGGGTCTCGCGCAGAACCTTCAGTCGCTGGCTCTGGCCGTCGAACAGATTCAGGCGACGCGCGCGCAACGCGATGACCTTGGCGAAATGGTGATGGCAAATGGCTGATCCGAACGTCCTGGCCGACATGGTGTTCCCGCCGATGAACATGGCGGACTCGAGCGGCGTGCAGGCGCCACGCACGATCACCGTCGGCGCATCGCCATTCACATACCGGGCGACCAGCCGGCAGGCGATCCATATCATCGGCGGCACGATCAGCACGGCATCGTACGCGCGCGGGGCGACGGTCCTTTCGGTCGGGCTACTCGCGGGCGGTGAAATCTTCGAACTGAATTCGGGCGACGTCATGACGATCACATATGTGACGGCGCCGACCATCACGATGATCCCGAGGTAACCATGCAACGGATTCCGAAAGCGATCGCGGCGGCGCAACTCACGGCATCGGCGGCCACCTACTACTTGGCCGGCAACGGCATCACCGCGACGATCAACAACCTGTCGCTGACCAACACCAGCGCGAATCCAGTCGCGGTGACGCTGAACCGCGTGCCGTCCGGCGGCACCGCAACGGCAGCCAACACGATCCTCTCGGCCTTCTCTCTGGCCGCAGGGCAGACGTATGTACCGCCGCAGGCAATCGGCCTGCAACTGGACCCGGGCATGACGCTTCAGGCGCTGGCCGGCACCGCATCCGCAGTAACCATTGCCGGGGGCGTCTACGAGACCTCTGGATCACCTTCGTAAAGGAGCATTGAAATGCCCAACTATCTCGGTACTGCAACGGACGAACCGGTTGTCGCTTCGCTGACCTTCAAGGGAACGCCCGGCGACAAGGTGACGCAGATCTATCGTCTCGCGTTGACGATTTCGCCGGCCGCGGTGGCAGCGAACACGACCGCCGAACAGACCTTCACGCTGGCCGGCATAGCGGTGGGCGATGTGGTCTACGTCTCGAAGCCGACTTCGCAGGCTGGTCTCGGCATCGTCAATTGCCGCGTGAGCGCCGCCAACACCCTCGCGATCACATTCTCGAACAACACGGCGGCCAGCATCACGCCGATCGCTGCCGAGACGTATCAGGTGGGCGGTATCCGCTGATGCGCAATTTCCATCTGCTCGCGAGCGGCGTGGACGTCAATCCGCTGGTGCTCGCCATCAAACGGCGCCCGGAGTTGTGGCAGGAGGATACGTTTCTTCGCCACTACCCGCAGGGGCCGTTTGGCGAGACGGAAACGATCATGCTGCGCTTCCCGGAGAAGGTCGAAGGCCTGACCGAGGAGCAGATCGAGTTGTACAAGCGGAACCAGCTTGCCGGGTACGACCAGTACGAAGCGGTCGACTACCCGCCCTACAAGCTGCTGCACGAAGCCCGTCCGATCGTCATGAACCTGATGGCGCGCGTTGCTGGCGAGCGGTTGGGGCGCGTGATGATCAACAAGATCGTGCCCGGCGGCCGCATCTTCGAGCACGCCGACACACCCGAGCAGACGCGCTACTACACGCGCTTTCATGTCGTGTTGCAGGGCTTGCCGGGCGCAGTGCTGAAGTGCGGCGACGAGCAGATCAGCATGACCACAGGCGACTGCTTCTGGTTCGACAACAGCCAGGTGCATTCGGTGATGAACAACAGTTCGTCCGACCGAATCAGCATGGTCGTGGATATCAGGACCTCGCGATGATCACTTTCGCCATCGAACCGTTCAGCCGCGTCTACGACGAAATGCGGCCGCTGCTCGAGAAGCACTACGCGGAAATCTCGACGCACAAGGACCACGGCGTGCCGCTCGATCCGCAGGTCGAGGCATATCGCGCGCGCGAGGCGGACGGAACGCTGCTGATGGTGATCGGGCGCGAGAGGGGGCAGATCGCCGCGTACTTCGTGTGCTTCATCGCACCGGCACTGCATTACCGGTCGTGCCTCACCTGCTCGCCGGACATCTTCTATGTCGAGCCGAGCCGGCGCGGTCTGGAGATCGGCGCGCAGATGTTCCAGTTCACCGAGCGGGAACTGCGGCGCCGCGGCGTCAAGCGCTGGGCGGTGGGCAACAAGGTGCAGTTCGAGGCCGCCGCCGGCGCGCTATTCCGCGCGCAGGGTTTCGCGCCGGTCGAAACGATCCACGAAAAATGGCTTTGAGGGGTGATCTATGGTTGCAGCAGCGGTAGGCATCGGTACAGCGGTCGCGGGTGTGGCGGGCTCGGCCATGTCGTCCAATGCCGCATCCAGCGCGGCCAACACGCAGGCGGCAGCAGCGAATAACGCTTCGGCCTTGCAATGGCAGCAGTTCCAGCAGTTGCAGCAGAACCTGCAGCCGTACATGCAGCTAGGGACAGGTTATATCCCGGAGTATGAGCAGCAGATCGCCAATCTGCGGGATATGAATTTCTCGTTCAACCCTACCGAGCAGCAGCTCCAGCAGACGCCGGGCTACCAGTTCACGCTGCAGCAGGGGCTGAAGGGGGTCGACAACGCAGCCTCCGCTAAAGGTCTGAACCTGTCGGGCGCGCAACTGAAGGGAATCGGCCAGTACACGACCGGTCTTGCCGATCAGACCTACCAGCAGCAGTACCAGAATGCGCTGCAAAACTTCATGACGAACTATGGCGTGAAGTCGGATGCAGCAAACCGTCTTTCCGGCCTCATCGGCCTTGGCCAGAACTCGGCAGCTGGCGTCGGTAACGCCGGACTTCAGACGGCGGCGAACGCTGGGAACTTCCTGACCTCGGGTGCTAACGCTCAAGCGGCCGGCATGATCGGCAGCGCGAACGCGATCAACGGTGGCCTGAGTTCCGCGGCGCAGGGCGGACTGCTGTATTCGCTGCTGGGTAATGGCGGCGGCGCGGCGGGTGCGAACAGCATCTACGGCACGACCGCATCCGGCAATCCTATCTACTTTCAGTAGGGGATGACATGCCTATCGATCCGACCATCCCGCTGCAAGCCCAAGCCCCGCAACTTGGGCTGCAGTCATTGCAGCAACCCTTGCAGACTGCCTCTGGGCTGCTGTCGCTGCGTCAGAACCAGATGCAGCTGGCGGCCAACCAGGCCATCTCGCAGGCCTACGCGCAGTCGGTGAACCCGGATGGCTCGGTGGACTTCAACAAGCTGCAGTCGCTTGCCGCGCAGAATGGCGCAGGCGCGTTCCTGCCTCAGTTCATGGGCCAGATCGCAACGCAACGCAACTCGCAACTGCAGTACGACACCGGCAAGCTGGATCTCGCGCTGAAGCAGCAGCAGGGCATTCGCGGCATGATTGGCTCGCTCGCGGTCGATCCCGACATCGGCAAGACTGACATGTCGACGAAGATTGCCGGCCAGATTTCGGACGCCGTGCAGTCTGGTCTGCTGCCGCTCGATCAGGGCATCCGCGAGATTCAGTCGATCCCGGGCGACCCCGCCGGGCAGGCTTCGTGGATCCAGAACCACCTGATCAACTCGCTGTCGGGCGAGGCGAAGCTGCAGGCGGTCATGCCGCAGGCAGTGACGGCTGATACCGGACAGGGCACCGCGTTCTTCAACCGCAATGCGCTCACTGGCGCCATGACACCGAACGGATTCGTCGCGCGCGGCATGACTGCGGCAGACCTCGCAGCGCCGAAGACCATCACGATGCCGGACGGCTCGCAGCGTCAGGTGACGACGCAGCAATGGTTGCAGATGCAGAGCGGCGCAGCAGGCGCGCCGGGCGGCTATACGGGCCGCAACGATGGCAGCGGCGCAGCAGGGGCAGCCGGTCCCGGCACGCTATCCGCGCTCGGGCCGGGGCAGCAGACGGCTCTTGCGGCCCAAGCCGGCACCTCGAACACCGCCGCGCAGACGCTCCATGACGCCGCCGCTGATGCGCCGATGCGCCTCAACCTGCTCGAGACCGCGCGCGACCAGCTTTCCAATATCACGACCGGCCCCGGGACCGACTGGCGCAACACGCTTGCGAGCGCGCTGCAGGCGACGCCGGGTCTCGGCGATGCGCTGAAGGCGATGGGCGCGACCGATCCTTCGAAGATCGCGAGCTACGATGAGTACAAGAAGATCCTGACGAACTACGCTTCGTCGGTCTCGGGCTCGCTCGGCACCGGCACTGACGCGCGCCTTAATGCAGCGGTGACGGGCAACGCGAATCCGGGAATCTCGAATCTGGCGAACGCCGACATCCTGACGAAGACGATCGCCGGCGAGAAAATGCGCGCGGCGCAGGACTATGCGTTCCAGAACTCAGGCCTCACGACCGACCAGTTCAACAAGTGGCAGTCGCAGTGGAACAAGGCGGTCAACCCAGATGCGTTCGTGTTCACGTCGATGAATCCGCAGCAGCAGCAGGCGTTCATCGCGCGCAAGACGAAGGACGGCACGCTGCCGCAGTTCAAGGCTGACCTCGGCAACCTTGTGCGTAGCGGTGTGATCCAGATGCCGGGAGGCCAGTGATGGCCGACTATTCCTCACTCGTACAAGCCGCGTCGCAGAAGTACAACATCGACCCCGCGTTGATCAATGCGGTCATCGGCAAGGAATCAATGGGGCAGGCGGCTGCATTTAACCCAGATGGCGGTGGCCAAGGGGCGGCCGGGCTGATGCAGGTACGCGGCCCGGCGCTTGCCGACTTCAATGCGGCGAATGGCACGAAATACACGATGGAGGACCTGAAGAAGCCGGAAATCGGCATCCCGGTCGGTTCGTGGTATCTCGGGCAGCAGCTGGACCGTTTCAATGACCCTTCCAAGGCGCTCGTTGCCTATAACGAGGGTGCAGGGTCACCGAACGTGCAGAAGGGCAGCACGCCCTATTCTCAATCCATCCTTAGCTCACTCGGCGGTCAGAAGCCTTCAACGCTTCCCGGCATTCCGACTGCGCAAGCCGGCGTGCCGCAAAGCGACGATGCGATCTTCGCGCAGTTCTCGAAGGGAGGCGCGCCGGCGCAAGTGCAACAGGGGCCGCAGTCGGACGATGCAATCTTCGCGTCGCTGACGAAGGGCGCAGCCCCCGCGCAGCAACCTGCGGCCGCGCCTGCTGCTGCAACGCCAGCGACCGCACCGGCAACCCAGCCGGGCGGCATGGCGTCGTTCGCTGCCGGGCTCGGGCGCGGCGTGCAGGAAACCGCACTGGGTGCGCAGCAACTGCTCGGGCATGGCGCGCAGGCGGTCGGGCTCGACCAGGTCGGCAACTGGCTGGTGAACGACGCGAATCAGGGTCTCGCGCGCGGTGCCGGCGAGATCGCGCCGTATCAGGCGGCGCATCCGATTGCCACAGGTGCGGGAGAAATCGGCGGCTCGATGGCCGCTACCGCACCGCTCGTCATTGGTGCGCCGGTTGGCACCGGTTTGCTCGGGCTCGCGGCACGCGGCGCGGTGGGGGGCGCTGCAATGGGCGCTGTCTCGCCAGTTTCACCCGACAGTCAGGACTATGCTGCGGACAAGCTGCGACAGATTGGAATCGGCTCGCTGCTCGGCGCAGCGACGCCGGCCGCCGTAGCTGGAGCCACCGCGGCTGGCCGGTATGTGGGCAATGCTGTGGGGTCGGTTGTGCGGCCTTTTAATGGCGCTGGTCAGCGCGCGCTCGCACAGGATATCGTTTCGCAAGCCGCGCGGGGCGGCCCTACCGCCGTCGATACATCTCAGATTGTGCCTGGATCGGTTCCCACGCTAGCTGAAGCGACGGGTAACCCGGGTATTGCCACCCTGCAGCGAACGATCCGCGATATCAACCCGAATCCGTTTGTTGCTCAAGAGCAGCAGAACGCCGCGGCGCGGATTTCCCAACTTCAGAATGCGCTTGGCTCACCTCAGGAACTGGACGCGGCTCAGGCGGGTTTTCGCCAGATCGCGGGCGACCTTGGCGGCGCGGTTTCCAGCGCCGGAGTGATGCCGACGCCAACGCTGAATTCAATTCTGTCGCGCCCGGCGATGGCACCGATTCTGAAAGCAGCGGAGAAAGCGGCGCAAGATGCAAACGGCAGCAATCCATTTCAGGCCGCACGCGACGCATTGTCTGCCCAGCGGGTTGCAGAATACCAGTCGATTGCCGGATCACCGCAGGCGCTCGACGCAGCGCGGGAAGCGCGCGATACGATGGCGAATGCGCTTTATTCGCAGGCCAATGCCCAAACGTTCAAAGTCGATCCGCAGCTCAGCGCGTTGCTGCAACGACCTTCCATGCAGCAGGCGCTCGCCCGGGCGCAAAAACTGGCGAACGAAACCGGTCAGCCGCTTAAAGTAGGCGTCGATC